CTTTTCCGATTCACCAGAATTTGTTTGACTTTTGCTCTCGCATTTGGTATTATTATAAAGTAATCAAAGGAGTCACCTATGTCTGATAACAAGAAAGAATTCGTAAAACAATACATTCGTTCCCTAGGATCTATTGAGGATGCTATGGAGCCCTACAAGGAGCAAAAGAGAGCCCTTCGCCAAGAGTTCAAGGACAATGGTTGGCTTGACACTGACGAGATTCGTGCTGCTGTAAAGGCTTATCGTCTCTTCAAGGGCAACATTGATATTGATAAGGTTCTTGAAAGCTATAACACGATCACTGGTAACGAAGAACACAGAGAGGGATAAATGATCATTGAATACTACAAGACTCGTAAGAATATTATCACACCAGAGAGGGCAAATCCTTCAGACGCAGGACTAGATGTTTTCTTCTGTCCATCTGACGGCAATGCTATTCTGCTTCATCCTGGTGACACTGCTCTTTTTCAGACCGGTCTTAGGTTTGGCGTTCCTCACGGATATATGCTTGAAGTAAAGAATCGTTCAGGCAATGCTTCAAAGCGTTCTCTTCTTGTGGGTGCTTGTGTTGTTGATTCTGGTTATGACGGCGAGGTGTTTGTAAATCTACACAACGTAGGACACAAAGCCCAAGTCATCGAGCCAGGAACTAAGATCGCACAAGTTGTTTTGATTCCTGTTGTACACTTCCGTGCTCGTGAGAGCGCAGATGAAAAGCTTTATAACTATCCAATGACAATTAGCAATCGTGGCGATGGAGCCCTAGGGAGTACTGATCAATGACACCAGAGCAAGAATACAAACATCTTTATGAAAGAATGGCTAAACTTTGCAAGGAGCAGAAGTGGGGAGACCCTTTTAGTTATGCGCGCAGTAAAGAGATTTATGCAGCTATTTCTTTAGGTCACAAGGTAGCAGATACGCTTTCTGGTGCTGATGCGATTGGAGAGAACGGAGAAGAGTACGAATATAAATCAACGATTAACAAAAGATGCCAAGGCTCATACACTGGAATCTCTGTTCAAGAAACTTGGGAAAAGCAAGAGCGATATCTCAAGGAAGAAAAGATTGCTAAATACCCAAAGCATTTTTATAATAGGTTTGAAGGTGGCAAGCTAGTAGAAAGCTGGATGATGAAGGGAGAGGATGTACACAATATTCTTTTACCTAAGTTGGCTAATAAGTTTGATACCGTAAAATATAAGAAAGACCCTCGACTTTCAGCAAATATTACGTGGGGAGAAATTCAACAATTTGGAAAGAGGGTTATTTAAAATGCCAATGATGATTGATAAATTTAACGCCAAAGAAGAAAAGAAAGGCTTGTTCATGCTAAAAAAAATGTATGTTAAAACAAAGCTAGATGGCAGCTTCCAACGATGGGGAGGTGTTAAATATGGATCTGGATGGACAACCAACCAGGCTCGTGTTTATATTTCCAATTATCTTAGTGGGCGAACTTTTAATAAAATTATTAATGTGAACGTAAAAGAATCACTTAAGTATTGCAAGGAAATAGGAGATCAGAAATCTATTGATTATTTTAAAAACGTTATAGATGAAGGGTACGATTATGTGAGTATTGATGGCAACAATTCATCAAGTTTTTTATCGTCTTTTATTTCTGGTAATAAAGAATTAACTGTAAAAAATTGTGATTATAGCAACGAAGAGATAAATTTTAAAGAATTAAAGGAAGATGTACAACATGACATTCTTTACAGTGAAAAAATTGAAGTCGTTACCTTAAGAAATATTACCATTGATGAAATGTGTAATTTATTTAGAGATTTAAATACTCAAACAAAATTAAACAAGCAAGAACACCGCCAAGCTAGAATTACTCCTATGGCACAAGATATCAGAAATTATGGCAATCTAACTAAAGATTTTTTTCTAAAGTTTTGTTTTAAAGGAGACAGGTATATTCATCAGCGCGTTCATGAAGAAATGTTGGCTCAATTTTGTCTAAAGGTGGAAAGAGATTATGGGCACGATCTAGGTTCTCAGAATCTCGATTATTTTTATAAAAAAGCCCCTGCTGAACTTTCCTCTTCAACCAAAAATTGTTTAAATTCTATAATTAAAAATGCGAATGGTCTTTGCGAAGTTCTAAAAAATAAAGGCAACATTAAAAGACTATCAAAAGGTAAAATTCATAATCTTTTTGAAGTATTTAAAATTGTTTGTTGCGATAATAGTTTTAAGATTAATAATTATGAATTGTTTTTTTCTTGGTTTCTTCAAGAAGATTTAAAATTTACAAACATGTCAAAATCTGTACAAGAAGAGGATTTGGAAGATCGATCTTATACCTATTGGACAAAGTTTTTTAACGTCCCGAAAAATTATAGAAATATAAAGCAAACTTTTTTGGCAGCATTTTTTAAGGATGTAAAAAAGCTTCAACAACAAGGTGTAATTTCTTACGTCCGCTCAACAAAAGATTATTTTACCTGGGAGCAAAAACTTGATCTATTTCACAGACAAGAAGGAAAACTTAGAACTGGTGAAAATATGGATGTTTTAGAACTATATTTAGGAAAATATGAAGCTGATCATGTTACCTCTGTTAAGGAGGGTGGAACCACTACTATCGATAACGCGGAACTTATGACAATGACTCAAAATAGACAGAAAGGCTCTAATTCTAATCAGCCATATTTTGAGTTTCAAAAATGAATATAGTCCTCAAGCATCAAGAGGGTTTAGAATTTTTATCGGGTATCGCTGATAATTCTGTTGATCTTGTTTTAACAGACCCTCCATATGAAATATCTCGCTCAACTGGATTCTTAAATAGTAACGGCGAGAAAACTATTGAAAGATTTAAAATGAGCTATGAATTTGGAGAGTGGGACGAACGTTCTACGAATCTAGCTCCATTTGTTTCAGAGTTCTACAGAATCTTACGTCCTAGTGGCACGATGATTATGTTTTATGACTTATGGAAGCTGACAAACCTCGCAGAAATAATGGAGAAATCTAAGTTTAAGCAATTGAGGTTTCTTGAGTGGGTAAAAACAAACCCTGTCCCCATCAACAGTAAGATAAATTACCTAACCAACTCTCGCGAAATAGCCTTGTCTGGTGTCAAGAAGTCAAAGCCCACGTTTAATAGCCAATATGACAATGGTATTTATCGCTACCCAATTTACCATGCAAAAGATAGATTCCACCCCACACAGAAAAGCTTGCCGTTATTTGAGGAGCTAATTCAAAAACATTCGAATGAAGGTGACTTAGTTTTGGATTGTTTCGCCGGCTCAGCAACGACTGCGATAGCCGCTAGAAATACAAATAGAAAATTTATTGGTTGCGAAATGAATGAAGAATTCTATAATAAATCAATTGAAAGGATTAACAATGGATAAGACCACACAAGAGACAATGTTTAGTTCAAAGGATTTGGAATGGGGAACCCCTCAACACTTCTTCCATAGACTAGAAGATAAGTTTGGAAGCTTTACTTTGGATCCCTGCTCCAATCAATCAAACTATAAGGTACGTAAACACTTCACAGAAGAGGATGACGGACTTTCACAAGACTGGGGAGGAAATATGGTCTTTATGAATCCTCCTTATGGTCGTGTTATCAAGCATTGGATTAAGAAAGCATACGAAGAGGGGTGTAAAGAAGATACTACTGTTGTCGCTCTTATTCCAGCAAGAACCGACACAAGATACTGGCACGACTATGTTATGAAAGCAAAGGCTATTTATTTTGTAAAGGGTCGTTTGAAGTTTGGAAACGGGAGCAATTCTGCGCCTTTCCCATCTGCTGTGGTGGTGTTTAGTGGAGAAGACTCTGGCTTCCCAGCTATGGGAATGATGAAAGCAAATGAATAGAAAAGAAAGAAGAGCAGCTGCTGCGCGTAGGCGCAAAGGCGATCCAGAACAGGCAATGACTGATAAGGTTGCTATGTTCGGCAAACTACCCAAACAATGTAGCGCTTGTGAGAAAACATTTGACAAGAAGGAAAAAGATATGGTATTCTCTTGGAAGGTGGTTGTGATGGGTGAAAGGGTTAGTCTTTTTTGTCCAGAGTGTATTAGTAAAACACAACAGGTTATAAAGGAGAGAGTCGATGGTCTTTAGAATTAGCAAAGGCGCAGTTCAAAAACTTCTAAGTGGCAAAACGAAAGATCCTGAATATGCTGCTGTGCTTAAGATTTACGGGAATAACTGCCACTATTGTCATTCTTTAAAAGATGAGTATTCATCTCTTTCTGATAAATTTGGCGATAATGTACTTTTTTATGCTTTTAATATCGCTGACTATCCTGAGCTTGAAGATATTCTTGGTTTTGAAGGTATCCCAACCATTGTTTTTATTCAAAATGACGGTAAAACTCCTAGAATCAGACTCATGCCTGAGCCAAGTAATCCAGATAAAAGAACATGGTATACTGGACAAGGTATTAAAGAATTTATAGAAAGGGAGCTTGTATAATGTTTAGACAAACACTTTCACTTGATGATGTTCTTCTTGAGCCACAGTTTTCCAGTATTAATTCTAGATCTGAAATTGATATCTCATCAGAGTTTTCTTTGGATCTAACTTTGGAGCTTCCAATTATCTCTTCGCCAATGGATACGGTTACAGGACCTGTCATGGCTGAAGAGGTCTTTGCCGCTGGGGGTGTCGGTATTTTACATCGATATGCCTCAATTGAAGAACAGGTTAATTGGGTTAATTATTGCAAACACAAAGGTTGCGTAGTTGGAGCAGCTGTTGGTGTGTCCGGCGATTTCCTTGAACGAGCACAGGCAGTCTATGGTGCTGGTGCTAAGATTCTTTGTATTGATGTTGCTCACGGGCATCATCAAAAAGTAAAGAAAGCTATTGAGGCTATCCGAAAGAATCTTGGTAAAGAGCCTCATATTATGGCTGGCAATGTTGCAACAGAAAATGCCTTTAGGGACTTGTCCGAATGGGGCGCAAGCAGTATTCGTGTTGGAATCGGTGGAGGCAGCATTTGTTCTACCAGGATTCAAACTGGTCACGGCATTCCAACATTTCAATCCGTTTTGGATTGTGTGAGAGTATCATCAGAATATGATGTGGCCCTCATCGCTGATGGCGGAATTAGAACCAGCGGGGACATTGTAAAGCTACTTGCGGCTGGAGCTGATGCTGTTATGTGTGGCTCTTTGTTGGCAGGCACAGAGGAGGCTCCTGGGCAAACATTAGAGGACTCTGATGGGCGTACCTGGAAGATCTACAGAGGTATGGCTAGCAAAGAGGCGCAAGTGGCTTGGAAGGGGGCATACAACTCTTACGAGGGTGTTACTTCTCGTGTACCATGCAGGGGACCAGTAGGGTATGTTTTACAAGATTTGGAACGTGGCATAAGATCTGGATTTAGTTATTCTGGTGCTCGCAACTTAACTGATCTTTACACTATGGGTAGATTTATTCGCCAAACGTCCGCTGGGCTTATTGAAAGCCAAACTCATATCACCAATAGGAAATGGTGATGGCTGATGATTATGGGCAAATGGAAAAGCGTGTTGTATTTATGGAGAATGACCATAGGCACGCACAGATGGTATTAAAATTAAAATACCTAAGACTTACACAGGCAGCATTCTTTCGCCATATAATTTCAGGATTGATAAATGACGATCCAAGAATTGTTGAATTTACGAACGAAATTGCGTTTACTAGTAAAAATAAAAAAGATAAAGCAGAAAAAGCTCAAAGAGAAGGACAACAGAACCTAAGAGATTATGGTCTCTCCGACAATGATGTTGAAGATATCTTTGATATGATTGAGCAGGAGTTTCCAGACCTATGAGAGAATGTTCAACAAAATGTATGGATAATGCTGTCCCTTGTGATCAAAAAGAATGCAAGCATTGGATAGATTATAAAAAAGAGCAGAATTGTACTTTAATCTCTATTTATATTAATGGTCCTATGACATTAAGGCAGATTGCAGAGCGAATGGGTATTTCTTACGCAAGAGTTAAACAAATAGAAACTAGTGCCCTCAAAAAGATAAGAAAACACATTAACAAAAACAATTTAACTTTTTAGGCATTTATTAAATAATTTTACTATTTACATTTGAGTTTATTTTTTAAGGAGAATTATAATGGCTCGTAAAACCCTTTTAAACGAATCTGAGATCCGTCGTTTTATGAAACTCGCTAACATCAAACCAGTTGGTGATCAGCGTCTTGAGGAAATGTACAACGTCTCCGATTACAAAGCAGCTGGAAAGCGCGACTATGAAGATGATATGGATGAGCAGGTAGAAGAGCCGGGTGCCAAGATGGACATGGCTGATGATGCTCCTGCTGACGATATGGAAATGGACATGGATGAGCCAGAGATGGACATGGATGAGCCAGAGATGGATATGGCTGATGATGCCGATCTAGGTATGAAGATTAATCTTGAGGATTTCCTTTCTGCTCTTGAATCCGCCCTCGAAGATGTCACCGGTGAAGAAGTTTCTACCGATATGGACATGGACGACGAAGGCGCCGATGCCGAAGAGATGGAAATGGATCTTAAAATGGGCGACGAAGGAGGTGATGATGATGAGCCCGCCATGGACATGGAAATGGACATGGATGATGACGCTGCAATGCGCGATGACGAAGAAGAGCCGGGAATGCGCGATAGCATGATGGAAGAGAAAGTCAATCGTATTGCTGCCCGCGTAGCCGCAAGACTTGTAAAAGAGAACAAAAAGGCTTCTAATATTGATGGTCTTACAGAGCGCATTTTTCAGAAACTCACAAACAAATAAACTCTTGACTTAATATTTACGAGATGTTATAATTAACCATCAGGGGAAACTCTGATGGTTTTTTTATTAATGAGGTATGAATGGAACATCCCTGGTTGTTTTACTTTTTATTCTTTATTTTTGGTTATTCAACCTGCCACACTTTTTATTTTCTTAATTCTATAAGAAAAAGCTTACAGTTATTGCGTTTAACTCAGGTCGTTGCCCTATTTATTATTGCGAGAAGTCTTGAGGACTTCGCGTTTGCCAAAAATTATGCTGTGCTTTATATGAAAGAGAATAAAAAATCAGAACAAGATATTAACGAATTTGAAATGCGTCACAAAGATGACGTTGAGCTTTTTAAGACAAAGACCATACAATCTATAATTGATGCTCACGGTTCTTATTTTAGCGAAGTGGTGGATTTTGAAGATTGGAAAGGCGCTATGGTTTTTCTTAATAAAAACAAAAGAACGGCATTTGAGTTTTTAACAAAAAAAGGGGTAAGAAATGATTAGAAGATTTATCAAAAGAATCCTGTTTCTTGATGAGGCAGATCAGCAAGAACAAACAGAAAGCAAAATTGTATTAATGAGCGGAGGAAATCAGCCCCCAGAGCCAGACCTTCGTATTGTTGGGTTATTTAGCGAAGTTGTTGACGAGAAGATCACAGACATCATTCACGCAATGCTCTATATGAACGAAATGAATAAACTTGAGAAAGAAGAGGAAAAAAGAAAAGACATTGAATTTTATCTCTCCACTTATGGTGGCTCTGCTGACGATATGTTTGCTCTTTATGATATGATGAAGATCGTTGAAGAAGACACAGACATTGTGACTATCGGTATGGGCAAGGTTATGTCTGCCGGCGTTCTTATTCTTGCTGCTGGAACAAAGGGTAAAAGAAAGATTGGACGCAACTGCCGAGTAATGATCCATTCTGTGATTGCTGGTAACCACGGATCACTTCCAAACCTTATCAACGAGATGGAGGCTATCCAGGATCTTCAAGAACTTTACATTGAAAGATTGGTTGAAGAAACCAATATGACCAAAAAACAGATGAAAAAGTTACTGGAACAAAAGGTAAACATCTATTTATCAGCAGAAGAAGCAGTCAAGCACGGCATTGCTGACATTATTGTTTGAGGTAAAACTATGTCTGATTTAAAAAAGATTCTTAAAGAAGAGTATGATAAAAAGAACTCTGTTAATTTCTTAATTGAAGCAATTAAGTCGGTTTTAAACGAGGCTCAATTGGGCACCGCTTTTGAGAGAGTTATTGTTGATCTGGCTAAAAACGGCTATGACAACTTACAGGATAGAAAAGAAGCTTCAAAAAAACCTTCCACCACGAAGAAGAACTTATTACAATTATCAGTTTTGGCTTTAAAACAAATGGGGTATAATGAAGATCAAATCAATAATGGCGTTGATCCAGATGCTAGAGTTTTTTCCCAATCTGGAATAACTGGTGATCCTAAAACAGATATTATAATCGATGGTAAACAAATTTCTCTTAAGTTACCGGGCAATATACAATTAGGCTCCGGTGGAACAAGGATTACTAGACAGGTTTTTGAAAATGCTTTGGCAGAGTTTAAAGAAAATTTAGATTTGATTGAAGATGTTGTCGAGAGGACAGCAAAAGATTTAGCTTTTAAAGAGTTAAATACTCAGTTGAATGATCTAAAGGGATATTTAGTTGCTTCAGAGGGTAGGTTTTATCCTGCTGAAAATTATCAAGAAGCGTTGGTGCTCAAATTTATTAGTCGCGGATTTTCTGAACAGGAAGCCAATGATAAAGCTATAGCTTTACAACAGGAAGATTATGTAAAGCTTGGTAAAAAGTGGGAAGATTGGAATGAAAATATTAAACCTATACTCAATAAGAAAATAACAAATCTCGTGAATACGAATAGAGATTATATAACCATTATAATAGATGAATATCTCAGCGGTAGAAAAACATTTGAGGAATACCCTGAAAGTATCGCCCATTATTTACTTAGTCCAGAGTCTTTCTATGATATAAGCACGCCTGAAAAGACGCGAGAACTTATAGATGAAAATTTTTTAAAAATCCTTAAAACTCAAGCAAGAGGTAAGGGTCGCCCCAATTTAACAAAAGAGGTCGCTGTTAGGTTTGAATTTAATCAGAAAAAATATAAAGTCTTAAAGGAA